ACTAGGTATGGCTGATGGCCACACCCACCTTGTAGAGCAGAACGTAGAACAGATTATTAAAAACGGCTTTTCGGAGGAACAGCTAGTTAACTTACGGTTAGCCACAGACTTCTCTAAGAGCAAATCAACTGCCAATAACGGCGGTAACCAATCAGGCGAAGAGGATAATACCATGACTGATGCAGAAAAAGCCGCCGCTTTGAAGGCGAAAGACGACTTAACGTTGCTTAAAAACCAGTTAGCACTGGCCGTAATTATGGGCAGCATGAGTGACGCGCAGAAAGCGCACCACACCACTTTAGACGACGCGGGTAAAGCTGACTTCATCGCTAAATCTGCTGAAGACCGTGAAGCTATCGTTACTGCTGCTGTTAAAGCGGCTGAAGATGATAACGCTGTGGTCTACAAATCTGAAAAGGGCATTGAGTTCTTTAAGAAAGACGACCCTCGTTTGATTCAAATGGCGAAAGACGGTGACATCCAATCAGCACAACTCGCTAAAGCGGCCGAAGTTACGGCCAACCACGAAGTTACTAAGCGCGCGACTGAGCTGTTTAAGAACCTTTCAGGCACTGTTACGGCGCACACTGCACTGTTGAAGTCAGTGGACGCCATTAAAGATGAAACCGTGCGCAAAGAAGTGATGGAAATCTTAGCAAAAAATGACGCGGGAATCGGTGCGATACTTACTGAGCACGGCAGTTCGCATGTTGTCGCTAAAGCAGGTAGTGCTGATGAAGCAAACGCTAAGCTTGAAACGCTAGCCAAAGCGCACACCGCAGCTAACCCTACGGTTAACGCGTTTGATGCTTACGGCATCGTAGCTGACGCTAACCCTGAGCTTTACAAACTAGCAGTCGGTTGATACCGCTACTATACTTTTTTTAACTTTATTGGAGAAGCTATCATGGCTTATGAAAGTAATAGAACAATAACGTTACTACCTGTAGTAGCAAACGTTATCAACAAGCACCGTTTCGTGTCCATCCTAGCAGGTGGGTTAGTAGACGAGACACTCGCGAACGCCGATGCAGTGGGCGTGACTCAGGAAAGTTCAGCGGCAACAGCCTCTGTAGCTGTCCCAATCATGCTGTTAGACGGTGGTAAAATCGAAGTAGAAGCAGGCGCGACGGTAGCGGCGGGCGTACGAGTTATGTCTGATGCAACAGGTCGAGCTATCACAGCAACAGGCGCAACCGCGCGTACGCTGGGTTTCTCATTAAATGGCGCGGCAGTTGGCGAAGCTTTGACTATTGTTAGTCAAAAAGCGGCTGGCGAGTTTGTAGCTTAATACTGACATTACTAGGAGAATAAATTATGTCTAATCCTTCAGCGAGTGATGTTCATGTTAACACGCCGCTTACTAACTTCGGTCAGCGGTACATACAGTCCGCAGACAAATTCATTGCCATGCGCGCAATGCCTAACCTGCCTGTTGGAAAACAGTCGGACCTATACTACGAGTTTAATCGTGGTGACTTCTTACGTGACGAAGCGCAAGAACGTGCAGACGACGCCGAGTCGGCAGGTAGCGGTTTCCGTTTAGGGACCGACACGTACTTTGCTAAAGTGTACGCTTTCCACAAAGACGTTACTGACCGTCAGCGTGTAAACTCTGACCAACAAATCAACCTTGATAATGCTGCGACGATTTGGGTTGCGAGCAAAATGTTGATTAAACGCGAAACGTTATTCAACGAAGCCTTTATGGGCGCAGGTCGTTGGACTACTGAGCTTACTCCTGCAGCGGGCGACAGATGGAATGCGGCTACGAGTGACCCTGTGGTACAGGTTCGTACTGCTAAGCGTACTATTCAAGGCTTAACGGGCTACATCCCTAACAAGATGATTATCTCCCGTGACGCTTATGACGCTCTGCTCGATAACGATGCTATCTTGTCACGTATAACTGGTGGTTCTAGTACAGAAACTCCGGCAATGGTCATGAAGCAATTGTTAACTCAGTTGTTCGAGCTAGAAGACATCTTGATTCAAGATGCTGTCATCAACACGGCTCCTGCGAACATCGCAGACCCTACGGCTGACACTATTGCGTTCTTGAGTGCAGGACAAGCGTTGCTGTATTATGCGCCTAGCGCCTTGACTCTAGACGAGCCTACCGCTGGTGCTCAGTTCTCATGGACTGGTTACACTGGTGCTACTCCTGCAGGCTTCAGAGCCAGCAAGTTCCGTATGCCAGCTAGCGTTAAAACAGACCGTGTGGAAGGTGAAATGGCCTTCGACCTTAAAGTCACAGGTCCTGACTTAGGGTACATGTTCTTGGAAGTATTAGGCTAATACCTAACGGTACTAGCTAACCCCTAAAAGGCTGCTTCGGCAGCCTTTTTTATAATCAACTATGAGGTATAAGCCCATGGCTTTCCAAGGTATTTTTAGACGTCACAATACGTTCGTGGTAGTTAAACCTATACGTATTACGGCGCAAGACACTCTTGAGGTTGGTACAGTACTCAAGATAGGCGAAAACAACGTAAGGCTGTTTCAGCTACGTCTATGGTTTAAGCGCCGTAGAATAGGCACTCAAGACAGTCTTTGGGTTAATGAGATACTAGGTGGGTCTAGACGCCCTGAAGGTATGGCTATCAGCAAAACCCATGACATTAAAAAGTTGGCCGATACTCTCGGGGTTGTAGCCAAAGCTAAAGGCGGCGACAGCGATATCAAAACGCTAGAAGTCTCCCTGCAGAAAGAGCAAGGAGAAGCGGACGAAGCTAAAGCTAAATTGGCGGCAGCTAAGAAAGAAGCTAAGAACAAGCGCGAACGTGAACGTCGAGCGGCTAAGAAAGCAGACGGCGCTACGTAGGTGATTAGAGGCCAAAGGCGTAGAGTAATAGGCGAATTGAAAGCCTTTATTCGAGACACTGTCGTAAAAGTGACAGTAAACGTCACAGCTGAGTTAGGCGAGGACACCCCTAAGGACACAGGGTGGGCAGCTTCGAATTGGATACCTCGTATAGGGGAACGGACGGACACTCCCTTCGGCTCTAAAGAAGCCGTCAGCGAAGGCGCGAAGGCTTTGGGGCTCGCCGAGGTAGTAACTTCTTACGCCTTGCCCCAATTAGTCCACGTCACCAACCCTGTTTACTACATTCTAGACCTGAACCTTGGAACCTCAACGCAGGCCCCGAGGTTCTTCGTAGAAACAGCTATTGCCAAAGCGATTAGAAGCGTTGTATAATCGGTTTTAATTACAACTTGATGCAAGCAATATGCCAACACTTAATGAAGCTCGTAAATCAGTTCAAGATAAGTTCATCACCGATTGGGACGATGAGACTATCTTCGATTTTGACAACGCTGACTTCGGGCAACCTAGCGGTGCTGTGCAGTGGGTACGCCTCGTCGTACGGAGTACTCTACGGGCGCAAGTCACTATGGGCGAAACTGGCAACAGGAAGTTTAACTCTAAGGCCGTTATGGCTGCACAGGTATTCGTGCCTGTTGAGACAGGGACTAGCGAGGCAGACAGGTTGTCTACCAAACTAGCTAACATATTTGAAGGCACTCGCTTTGACGGTCTGAGCTTTTTAGCAGCAGAAACCCGAGAAGTAGGTGAAAGCGGTGGTTTCCACCAATACAATGTAACATGTAGTTTCGACTACGAAGACATTAAATAGGAGGCGGGTATGAGCCGCGTACTGACGAATAACACATCATTATCTTATGCAATTGAAAGCGCACTCGGCGTTTTGCCGGGCTCGCCTATTTGGCATGAACTCGAACCTAACACGATAGGTGCTTTTGGTGCTGAGATAACTACGGTAGCCCGTAGCCCGATATCAAAGAACCGCCAACGTCGTAAAGGTACTGTAACAGACTTAGACAGCTCTCTTGATTGGGACGGCGACTTAACTCTAACTCATTTCACGGACTTCGCAGAAGGCTTTTGCTTCAGTGGTGCCGTAAATCAAAACTTAGACTTCGTTGGTAGCAACGGTACTGGGACAGGGTACACTGTTGCCGCACTAGTATCGGCACAGACAAACAAGTTGCACTTTGCCGCAACAGGTAACACATCTTTGTTGTTTGCCCGTGGCTACGCCGTGGCAGCTAACAACGGCCTTAACCCCTTGGACTCACAGCCTATTAACACTGATACTGAGCTTACTACAGCTAACGCCGTGGTTGAAACTGCCCCGTCGAATGCAACCGTAGATATTGCAGGTATTCGAGCTGAGACAGGTGACTTAGACGTCACAGTGACGTCGGGCGTAGCTACTATTACAAGTGGCAACGAAACCCCCGTGGCCACTATAGATTTCACCACACTCGGTCTAACGCCAGGGCAGTTTGTCCACATCGGTGGCATGCTCGCCGCGCAACAATTTGACGGTAGCCTTGGGTATGGGCGTATTGTGTCTATTGCCGCAGCGGAAATGGTGCTGGACAAAATCGACGCGACGCTAATTACTGCGGCGGGTACCACTGATACAGTCGACATCTTGTTCGGTCGTTTCATTCGTAACGTACCTACCGACAATGCTGAATTTCTAGAGCGCACGTTCCAATTCGAGCAGACGTTCCCTAACTTACAAGCGGTTAGCACTGACATGTACGAGTACGCCAAAGGCAACTTCGTAGATAGCATAGCTATCACTATGCCTTTAGCAGATAAATCGACAGTAGCTATAGGTTTTATAGGTACTGACACTGAAGTACCTAGCGTAACCCGTAAGACTAATGCGGCAGCCGCGTTAGCCCCTTCACGCACAGGAGCTTTTAATACCACTTCGGACTGTACCCGTTTACGTATAGCCGAGTTGGACGAGTCAGGAGTTTACACTGACTTCAAATCGCTAACAGTCACGCTGTCTAACAACGTATCGCCTGAGAAGGTTCTTTGCAACCTTGGCGCTAAGTACATGAACTTCGGTAACTTCGAGGTTAACGTCGAAGCGCAGTTAGTATTCAGCGATGTGGGGGTTGCAGCAGCAATTCGTAACAACACCACCATTACCATGGACTTCGGTCTTAAGAATGATGACGGTGCGCTGTTTATCGACATCCCGGCGATGACGTTAGGTGGTGGCGGCCGTGATTTCCCTGTGAATGAATCGGTGCTAATTAACACTACTGGTGAAGCTTTTGCTGACCCTACCTTAAACACCTCAATAGGAATCTCTTTATTCCCTATTGTTCCTTAGAACACAACTTAACGGAGAAGTAAAATGGCAAACTTTACTCGCTTAAAAGCACTAGAAGTAACAGCAGATAATGTTGTTGAATATGAAATGCCTGAGCTAGGCCCTAAAGCAGTACTGCTGCTACGTTCGGCTAGCGAAGGTAACTCAGGGTACATGAACGACCTTTTACGCCTTACCGGGCAGTCCAAGGGCGGCAGACGTAAGAAAGTAGTCGTAGACGCTAAGGCTATGGGTGACATGCGCGAATATGACAAAGAGCTTTACCCTAAGCATGTTATCGTAGGGTGGAAGGAGGTGCTAGATGATAAGAAGAAAGCAGTCGCGTTTTCAATCGCGGAAGCTTCCGACCTTGTCACTCAGCTACCTGACTACCTGTTTGATGAAATGCGGGGCTATGCGAATGACCCGTTGAATTTCTTAGCGGTCATTGACTCTGAGGAAAAAGGAAAAAACTAGCACATCGGCTTCTCTGGGAGCTTCGGTATGAAAGGGATGGTTATCAAGCCGAAGCTGCTATCAGGAAGGGGCGAAGTGTCCCAGAGTGGTACGAGGATGAACCCGATGTGAACCCCGTTGACGACTTTTACATGAAGTCGTTTAACGACCTAGGTACTGAGCGTAACATAGGGATGTCATTAGGCCCAATACCCTGGTCAAAAATGGTGCAGTATGCAGAAGAGTACGGGCTGGAGCCTGACGTTAAAGAAGCATTTGTAGATATAATTCGCACAATGGACGTTGCTTTCTTAGAGCACAACGCCACTGAGCAGAAACGTAAAGCCGACGCGGCTAAACCCAAGAAGGTGACGAGATGACCGACTTTTTGATTGACGTAATCGTAGACCCATCTAAGACCACAACGGGTCTAGACAAAGTCGACAGCCGTTTACGGAGAGTTGAAAAGTCCGGCCAACGCCTCCAAGGTACTTTGTCTCGTGCCTTGACACTAGTTGGGCTGACGGCTGTGGTGCGACAATTAGGTATCTTCGCCGACTCACTGACGAACGTCAAAAACCGTATACGACTTGTCACCAAGAACACGGTGCAGCTTAACGCTGTCACTCAAAAGCTATTCGATATATCGGCCCGAACCCGTACAGGTTTCGCGGCCACTGCTACAATATTCAGTCGTACTGCCTTGGCGGTAAAAGACTTGGGCTTGTCCCTACAGGAAACCTTAGATTTCACAGAAGCGTTAAACCAAGCCATCGTACTATCTGGGGTCAAGGCTCAAGAAGCGAACGCGGGCCTCATCCAATTATCCCAAGGTTTAGCAAGCGGCACCCTGCGTGGTGATGAACTGCGCTCCGTGCTAGAACAATTACCGAAAGTGGCCGACCTTATAGCAGGCGAGCTAGGTATACTCCGTGGCGAACTTAGGTTACTTGGTGAGCAGGGTAAGATAACTACTAAAGACATCATCAACGCGTTTACAGGCATAGCGGCCGCTGATTTAAAGAAAGCCTTCGGGGATTCTGTACCGACTATAAGCCAAGGCTTCAGCGTGCTAACCACTCGTATTATCCAGTACGTCGGTAAAGCCGACGAGGCGCGAAGCATAAGTGTAACTCTCGCTAGGGGCCTCATCACCCTGGCCGAAAACTTAGAAACAGTAGGCAAGTTTGCAATAGTTGCAGGAGCTGCCCTTGTAGGACCTTTTGCGAAAGCGGGGGTTCTGTTTGCCACAAGGGCAGTAACCGCATTAACAGCGGCCATAGCGGCCAATCCAATCGGGGCGATTATAGTAGTAGCCCTTGCTGCAGCAGCAGCTATCGACCAATTCGGGGACAGCATGTCTGTCACTGAGGATGGTTTGGTCTCACTTAAAGACGTTGCTCTGGCCACATGGAACTTTATTACTAACGCCGTACAGCCTTTAGTAGACACTATTACTCAAGGCTTTGCGATTGCTATTAACTTCATAACAAATGCTTTTGGCTCGTTGAACCTTACGTTTAGCGACGTGCTTGGCTTTGCCAAAACGTTTGTTAATAGATTCCTTGGCTTCTTCGTAGGGTTAGGGAAAGCGGTAACTTCGATATTTAATGACTTACGTGAAATATCCAGGGACGTACTGTTCGGCGACCTAACCGCAATTATAAGCAAGGTTTTCGTTTTTGTAGCGAAAGGGCTGAAGATTATACAAAAATTTGCAGGAAGCATCTTGTCTTCGCTTAAAGGTATATCCGGTGCGATAGGTAGCATCATCGGCGACGTAGACCCTAACGACAAGTCCTTTACAGGCACATTCGCCACTGTGGGTAAGAACGCCAAGGACGCCTTCCTTGAAGGTTTCAACACAGACTTCGTGGGTGGTATAGCGGCTCTAGTGGCCCCTGGCCTTAAGAAGATATCTGAAGACGCTAAGAAAATCAGCAACAAGAGAAACGCACCTGTAACTACCCCCGTCGTTGATGACGGCGTTAGCGACAAAGGTGTAGTGAAAGACGTACTGCCTTTCGCGCTTCAAGAGCAGATACGCTTGCTTGGCCTAGAAGCCAAAGCACTCAAACTGTCTAGCCGCGAGAGAGAAATACAGAACGAGCTTTTAGACCTAGAAGAGAAGCTACGTTCCTCTAACGTATCGCTGAACGATGACACTAGAGCCTTGCTTGAAACCGAGGTTAGAAGGCTTACTGGGCTGCGTGAGCAGGCCGACGTAATGGACGCGCTAAACGGTCCACAGGATAAGCTGGAGTCAACCCAACAAGTCCTGAACGCGTTATACGCCGACGGGTCTATAAGCCTTGCTCAGTTTAACGAACAAATGTCCCAATTGGCTTTAACCCAATCTGAACTTAACATAGAACAGGGTCAAGGCTCATTCGTAGACGGCTTCCTCGTAGGGATAGAGAACATGTTAGAGTCGGTGCGTAACTTCGGTTCTGAGGCGGGGCAGACCTTTGCTTCTTTCTTCGAGGGGGCTACGACAGGCTTCGCAGATGCTACGGCTAACAGTATCGTGTTCGGGGACAGCCTTAGGGAGGGTCTCGGCAACGCCGCACGGAGCGCTGTAGCAGGTCTGTTATCAGGACTAATTAAATTAGGGTTACAGTTCGTTCTAAACGCTACCTTAGGTAAGGCTTTAAGCTCAGGAATAACTGCTGCCTCGGCTATCGAAGCTAGCACTCTTGCTGCCGCATGGGCACCAGCAGCGGCCTTCGCGTCGCTCGCTACTGGTGGTGGGAATTCAGTACCAGCCCAACTAGGGATATCTTCTACGGTCGCGGTAGCCACGGGCCTAGCCGCTACCCCGGGGTTTAAAGACGGGGGTTTAGTTTCCGGCCCTGGTGGCCCGACTTCAGACAGTATTAACGCCAGGCTTTCAGACGGGGAGTTTGTAGTTAACGCGAAGGCCGCAGCGAGGTTCAGACCTGAATTAGAATCTATGAACAGCAATTCGAGCAACGAAGCGTCTAGCACCCCGTCGTCAGGGTCTAGCAGCAACGGTGACGAAAGTCAAGGTAGCGGCTCAGGTGGTCAAAGCGTTCGTATTATCAACGTTTTAGACCCTAGCTTAGTGGGAGACTATCTAGATAGCACCCAAGGCGAGAAAGTGTTACTGAACACTATCGAACGTAACTCAGGTTCCATCAAACAACTTTTAGGAAACACATAATGTCTTACCAACCTTCAGCCACAAACGGTGGCTCAGTAGCGGATGCAACCGATAGCTTCGATATGATGGACAAATTGATTGACTTTATCGATGGCACCACAGCGGGTACACCCGCCTTGCCCTCAGGTGAAAGGTGGACCGTACTTAAAGACGACAGCGTTTCTGTAGCGGACGAGCGGTTTGTCTATCTCAAAGGGCCAGGGTTGTCGGCCTCTGACAACATACATGTTAACGTGCGTATTTACTCGGACCTTGCCGCCAACCTCCACAATTGGGAGATTAGAGGGGCCACAGGTTTCAGCTCTGTTGCCGACTTCGAAAATCAACCGGGTGGCAGCACGGTAGAGTCATACTTCACACTGAGCAACACCACTACACCTTTCTGGTTTGTGGTAAGCGGCCGGAGGATTATTATCGCAGCGCAAACCTCCGGGAGTGTTTCATACGCATGTTACCTCGGGTGGTATCTACCTTACGCAACGCCTTCGCAGTTCCCCTACCCTATGTACAACGGCGGGAGTGCGCACTCAGCCTCAGTAGGGTACTTAAACACTACTTACGCCGTTGGCAACTTTTACGATGGTACAAGGGGTCTAACCTCCGGCGCTCCTAGCTCAGGACAACTGCGGGACGTTAACGGGGTGTGGTTGCCGTGGGGTACGCACTCGATTTCTACGTCCGCGTCACGCCCTACCTCAGGTGAATCAGGTAGGTCTCGAATATCCCCTAATGACAGTAACTCGACCTCGTTCCCCGACTTCGGTATTATAGAAAACTTAGACGGTTCGTTCGTTCTTATGCCTTTTGTGTTATACTCGGAGGAAGGGAACGGCAACGTATACGGGGAGTTAGACGGGATATTCTACTCGCCTTTGGGCCAAATTGGGAAGAAATTCCCTGACACTATAACCCAAGGCGGTGACACTTACTTAGTGCTGAACAACGCCTACAGAACTTCAGAAGCCAACGCGGCTTTACTACTTAAATAGGGGAGCCACCTATGGCCTTTACCACTCAAGCGGGCGTTGCTAGCGCGGACGCCTTCATAGTAGCACTTGTCGCCTTTGCCGTAGCAAACGCAGGCTATGCCGACCACGGCACTGATACAGGGGGGACCGAGACTTTATACCGCATTTCAAAAACGGTGGACGGTGTGCAAACATGGTACGGTTTAAGAGAACAGAACTCGTCCGAGGCTAACTACTCTGACAGCCGGGTGCAATCGCGCATGATGTTAGAGCTACCTACTGACGCAAACTTCGAGACTTTAGACAGGGGGCAAAGGTTTCCATCCCTCATGGGGTTTTACGATATCGCGCCTTCATGGGTAGGGTATTCTTTTTTTACTGACGGGGTCTCTGTCTTTGCGGTTCTTGAGCTAACTTCAGGGGTGTTTGCGCACATGGCGTTTGGCAATATAACCAAGGCGGGGTCATGGGTTGGGGGGGCGTACCTAACTAGTAACAACTACCAGGCGTCAGGAACGACGTGGAGAGACCTCCTAGACGGTTCCCACAACTCAAGTACGCAGCTTCTCGGGGCGCGAGTTAACCTTTCACTAGCAGCTAGAGCGGGAGGGGGTTATGTTCGAGTTAATATTGGTGGTAACGATAATAGTGACTTTACTAGGTTCGGCGGGAAAGACCACGCTACCGACGGTTCGTTAGTGGGGGTTTCGGGCACTATGTCTCCCAACTACACGGGTACGCGCTACAGTGGTAATGTTAACCAAGCCTTGACGGACATGAACAGAGAAATTCTCGAAGCCTCCCCCTCAGAAACAACTTTCATCTCCCCTTTGCTGCCTATTAACATTTTTCGTCAAAAGAGCACGTCGGACTACACACACTACGTACCCCTGGGGCACGTGCCTAACATTGCTTGCATAAACTTGACACTATTATCTGACAAAGACTTGGTCAACACTGATTGGCGTGTGTTCCCTTTAGCGTCTCAGGTAGACGATGACCAAGTGGCAACTTTCTCTTCATACTACGGCGTAGCCTACAAAGAGATACCATAATGGCTACTTTCGCCGGACACCACCTTGACGGCTCTTTGGGTGAAGCGATAACCCCTGACACGGTTAAACGCCAGTCAGCTATTTACGACAATACCCCCGTGCCTCCTACAGCCGTTACGGCGGTGGGTAGCACTGCAACCGTGTTCGGCCCACGGACGGACCAAGGGTTCCAATCCTTCCCCGCTAGCCACACAGGGCATTACTTGCCTGGTTATAAAGAATTGTTTTACAATCGGATACTGTTCACGCCTAACCCGTTGGTAGCGGGGAATTTGTTGGCTGACAAAGAGTTGACGCTTGGAGTGTTTAACGCTTACCTAGCCCCGTCTACCCTAGGCAGTATTACTTCAGCAAACGTGGACGGGATAACGCTAACAGGCCCTTCGACCCCCACAACGTTCGGGGCGCTTCAAGAAATACCTTACACTGTAGCCGTTGCTATCAGTGGTGGACCCCCTACGATAGCGGGGCTATATACCTTCAATTTCACTGACCCCGTGCTAACCACAGGGGTACCTGTTGAAGGCAAACGCATTTTAGCGTTACCGTATTTGTTCCAAGCGGGGCTGTTAGAGACACTTAAGTGGAAGACTAAGGTTATCACCTCTAATGACGGCTCAGAGCAACGCATGCGGCTTAGGGGAGCACCTAGGCAGGAGTTTTCGTTTAACATAGCTGTGCCCCGTGGTGACTTGACCTATTTAGACTCGCTACTTTACGCTTGGAGGGGCAACAACTTCGGTATCCCAGTCTCGTCTGAGTGCCGTGGCCTGTCAGCACCTACCTCCGCGAGCAGCGCGGTAATTACTGTTGACACCGGATACGGGGACTTTAGGGTCGGCGGGTTAGCCATGGTCTACAATAACGAGAGGGACTTCGAACTAGTCACAATAGAGAGTTTGACAACCTCGTCTATAACTGCTACAGCTAACATTAGCAAGGTGTACCCTTCGCTTACATTAGTGATGCCTGTTGTGGTTGCACGGCTTTTATCTACACCTTCAAGGGCTACGACAGGGTACAACCTGCGCTTGTCTGCAGACTTTGGGGTCGTCGAGAACATCTCGTTAGCCACGTCGCCTTCTAGCCTACAGTACAAAGGTATTGACGTGTACGTTGACGAGCAGTTGACTTTAGGTAGGTTTGTAACTGATAAATACGAGCAGCGTGTTGACGTGGTAGATTACGAGACAGGGCTTGTCGACGTTTTTACGCCGTGGGCTAAAACTAAGATACAAAGAACCTTTGGTCTCCAATTAGACAGCTTAGAAGATGCGTGGTCACAACGACTGTGGTTGCACCGCCGTGCAGGCAAGTTGCGCCCTTTCTGGATGCCCACCATGGAAAGCAACTTTACGCTGCTGTCTACAGGTGCGTTGGTTCTTGACCTTATTGTAGTCGACGAAGGCCAACAGTTCTTAATGACGGGGCGAGACGATATCGCTATTAAGACGACATCAGGGTGGCTCTTCCGTGAGATACTGACAGTAACGAAATCGGGGGATAACATAGTTTTAGGGGTTGACACTGACGTCGCTGTTTTAGCAGAGGAGGTATTGCTGATATCATTCCTAGGGAGGAAACGCCTGTCAAGCGATAACCTAGAAATAAATTGGCAGGGGAACAACACCGCGAACACTGTTGTCCCTGTGATAGAGATTAACAACTAAGGAGGCAGGCATGTCTTTTAATACAATCGAGATATCGGAGTACTTCCAACCTATCGAGCTTTTCGCTTTTACTAGGGGGCTTAGCGGATGGTACTTCACTTCGTCTGACGAAGATGTGAGTTTCGGAGGTAAGACGTACCTTGCTTCACCTATGAAGCGGAACCAAATTGAGTCTACTCAAGACATAGGTAAGACCACCTTGAAGGTTAGCACTAGCTTACGTAACCCTTTCGTTACCCAGTACCTATCCTCCCCCCCCACGGGAATCGTGGAGCTAGTAATAAGCCGCATCCATGCCTCAGACGCGGACCCTGCCGTAACTTTTAAAGGGCGGGTCATCAACATAGAGTTCAAAGAATCGGGGGTCACCATAATTTGCAAGTCCGTTCAAAGCTCTTTGCGTAGGCCAGGCTTGCGCAGGCTGTACCAAACTACTTGCCCTCATGTACTTTATGGAGCGCAGTGCCGCGCTACACGTGCAAGCTTCCTTGTTTCAGCAACCTTGTCAGCCGTTTCGGGTCTAGACATAACCAGTACTGCGTTTGCAGTTAGCATTAACGCCGCTTTCGACGCTTCATGGTTCTCAGGAGGTTACGTTGAGTTCACGCAAAACGGCGTGCTTTCTACGCGGTTTATAACTAATCACGATAACGCGACAGGTGTCTTGACGTTGAACCTACCGTTGCAAGGTGCGGCTGTAGGTAGTATAGTTACAGCTTTCCCCGGTTGTGACCACGCCAACGCGACTTGTTCAGGTAAGTTTGCTAACATAGAGAACTACGGGGGTTTCCCTTTTATACCCGAAAAGAACCCTATGGATGGGACTTCAGTTTTTTAGGAGTGTTCAGATAATGAGTTATATACTTTATGCAGTAATCGTAGTTGTTATCGCTTTTGCGTTACAACCTAAAGTGCCTGGGCAAAAACCCCCTGAACTTAGCGAGATAAACGTCCCTACCGCAAAGCAAGGCAAACCTATCCCTAAAGTCTTCGGGAGAAGGATAGTGCAAAGCCCTAACATTGTCTGGTATGGGGACTTAAGTTACAACAAAGTTCGCAGTAAGGGTAAGTAATGAAAGCAACGGTTATGGACGGCAGGGCTTGCGGCTACTGCATTAAAGGGCAACGGCTGTTCTTTAAAAAACACAACATCGACTTCGTGGACTTCATGAAGAATGGGATTGAACTTTCTGTTTTAGAAGCCTTAAACGACTCAATGGCTGACAAAGTGGTGGAGGTGGCTCGTGGGCGGAAGTAGTAAACAAACCGTAGGGTACAGGTACTTCATGGGGTTGCACATGGCTATATGCCACGGCCCTGTAGATAGTGTAAACCAAATATTCGTAGGGAAAAGGTCCTTAGGGATTACTGCCGCAACAGCCTCCTCTTCAGTTTTTGTTCAAAAGAAAGACCTTTTTGGCGGAGACAAAAAAGAAGGTGGCATCCTAGGCAACGTGGACTTAGAATTCGGCAAAGCAGACCAAACCGTAAACTCGTACCTCTCAACGGTGCTAGGGGCTAATACTCCGTCCTTCAGGGGCGTCACCTGTGCTGTCTTCAGGAAAGGGGACGATATTTTAGAGTCATTCGGCGACTACAGCAGTTCCGGTGGCGGGGGCTACCTTGCCGCGATGAGCCCTTACCCTAAGCCGTGGGCCTTTGACATTACCGACATCCCAGGGGGTTCGTTTAACCCCACCAAACAGGTTGTGGATGGAGTCGCGAACGGTGGCCACATAATTTACGATTGCTTGGTTGACTCAGATTGGGGGCTAGGCAGTCTAGGCCCCTCGATAGATACTGCTTCTTTTACGGCCACTACAGACGCGCTGTTTACGGAAGGCTCGGGGCTGTCCTTTATCTACGCCCAACAGAGCAGCATGGAAGATTTTATTCGTCAGGTCTTGACCCATATTAACGGGGTGATGTACACTTCGCGTGTTACAGGGAAGCACGTATTAAAGCTAATTCGCGACGATTACGACGAGGCTACACTGACTGTGTTTGACGAAACTAACATAGCCTCATTGGTTAGCTTCGAACGTCCGGCGTTCGCCGAGCTAGTAAACGAGATTGTGCTCACGTATAGACTTAGAGATGCCCTCGAAGACTCCTCTATAACGGTGCAGGACTTGGCGTCCGTTCAAGCACAGGGTGCTGTTATTTCTCAGACGGTAGACTTTAGTGGTATAGACACCGCAGAGCACGCGGCACTTGTTGCGCAACGAGAATTAAAACAGTCTTCAACGCCGCTGGCGAGAGTTGTGCTTGTTGCCAATAGGAAAGCGTGGGACAAGAACCCTGGTGATGTCATCAAATTTTCATGGGCTGCGTACGGCGTCTCCGAGCTAGCACTTCGCGTATTGGCGGTTAACTACGGTACCTTTGAACAAGGGCTAGTGAGGCTAGAGTGTGTAGAAGACATTTTCGGTCTCACTACTAGCTCGTACCTTGCGCCTGTAAACTCCCAATGGGTGGATGAAATAGTTGAAGCTACTGCCGCAGCTAGCACTAGGGTAGGGGAGCTGCCTTATTATGCGGTGCAAACCACTTTTGAGCAAACCGATATAGACGCCTTAGAGGTAGGTGCGTCGTTCCTTGAAAACGTTGCAGAGGACAGCTCGTCAGCATCCTTCGGGTATAAGCTAGTTACTAGGCAAGGGTCTGACGCATACGTTGAGGTGTCTGAAGGGACTTTTGCACCCACACTTGAGCTTAACGGGGTGATTACCGCTACAGCTAAGACGGCAATACCCATTAAAAACTTTAAAGGCGGTATCGGCCTAGTAACAGTAGGGGGCTACGCTTACTTAGGAACAGAAGCCCTTCGGATTGACGCCATAGACTTAACCCTACTAACAATGGACGTGGGCAGGGGGTACTTAGATACGATACCTACAGAACACGCGGACGAAAGCCTAGTCTATTTCGCAGACGGCAATACCGGGTTCGACCCTACTGAGTACGCCATTTCGGACGTGGTTGATTCTAAAGTGCTACCCCAAACCAGCATAAGCGCACTAGATGAATCGGACGCCACTGAAGACGCTCTCACTATGGCGGGGCGTTATGATAAGCCTTATCCCCCCGCCCAAGTTAAGATAAACGGCACCTACTATCCAGCCACTCTTGCAGACAGCCCCTCGATAGCGGTAACGTGGACGCACCAAGACCGCACCCAACAGCTAGTAAACGGAGGTGCCGACTGGTTCACCGTATCACTGGGCGCGCCTGAGTCGGGCGTATTGTACCAGGTGCGGTATTACAACAACGACAGCTCGGCCCTTTTGTTCACCGACGACAACCTTACGGGGAAGTTTTCTTCTTTTACTCCCGCTTCAAGCATAGGTGTAACCCTTAATGTCAGAGTAGAAATCGACGCGTACAGGGCCGGGAATTTTAACACACAGACGTTTAGCCATGTGCTGACGTACACCAAACCGTTAGGGGTTCGAGTCACCGAAAACCTTGACACACGTATTTTAGAGAATGGTGACCGCAGAGTCATCTAGGAGCAAAAAAATAATGACTGACATCACACTGAGCACCTTACTGGCAAATTCGCCAGTAAGTACCGACCTCGACGGGGACGAGCCTTTAGAAACCGTCATATCGGGTGTGAGCAGGGCGTTTACGCTTCGGCAACTTAGCTCGACCCCTTTGCAGCACACCACCACAAACGTTACACTGAACCTTGCAACGCAGGGCGCGGTTTTGTCCATGAGTAATGACAGCGCCGCCAATGTCACGGTACCGCTTAACAGCGCCGTAGCGCTACCTATAGGCGCTACTTTGCTAGTACGTAGTTTAGGGCTAGGCGATGTCTCCATAGTGGCTGAAGCGGGGGTAACCATAATAAAACGGGCATCATCTAGCAACATACTGCTAGAGCAATACGCCCAATGTGTGTTGCATAAAATCAATACAAACATTTGGCACCTTGCAGGGGAGTTACGCACCTTATGATTCAAATCGGCGCTCTTATCCAAGGTACCTTAGGCGGCGGCCGTACCGCTGCCGCTGCGGGGGTTGTTACTATGACACCTATACCAGTTTACATAAACAATCAATGGCGTTCCTCAGTTTGGGCCGACGAGGACGACTACCCGCCCACACCCCCGCAAGGAGTTGGAGGTAGAGGTGTAGTTGTGAGTAGCGTAAGCAACGACGGGGTGATATACGACCAAACAGGTATCGACGGCGAAACGTTTTTTACAACGCCTTATCGTGACATATACCCTGAGGCGGCAGGTAATGAAACCGTTTTCATTTTACACGGAATTTTCGCTGCGTACCAGACAGGGAGTCAAGGGTGGGAAAAGGACACCCTTTCGTCTGTACCGGGTTCTACCTTTGGTGGGGGCAGTATCACTTTCGTAAACTTCGCTAACGGACTGTTCCTGATAGCTAAAACGGGGGGCACCGCTTTTAACTTGCTTACTACGGTCGATTTTCAAGTTTTCAATGGGATTTCGGGGTCGACTAACGCTTTAAAAGGCATGTACGGTGAGTCGGACTTACCGTTCAAGATACTGTATATCGCAGGTAGCTACGTAGCCTATTTTGAGCTTAGCGCAGGGGGCACTATACGCACCGCCACTTCCCCTGACCTCATTGCTTGGACGGCTCAAGACGTAGCTTTGCCTCAACCGTCCAACGTTGCAACCCAAGGCGCTTCTACTCGCCCCTACAAAAATGTAGCTAGATTCGGTAGCCACCTTGTTTTAGTTTATTCAGACAATCCCGACGGGGACGACAACCTAAAAGAGTTGAAATTGCACTACAGCGTTAACGGGACATCTTGGACGGAAGTAACCATGACCAACTCTGTGGGTAACGAGGGGCTGTCTTGGTTTATAACTTCCGCAGCTATTGAACTGATTACAGCTACCCACGTATTTCGGTCTACCAATGGAACAACGTGGAGTGAACCTGTAATTGTTCACGCCTTACCTAAGTTCTCAGGGACAACGGCCGACATAGTCGGGCATGAAACATTGCCGGACCACATAGCTTTTCCGTACGGGGATATAGTGCAAACTGGCGGCAGGGTGCTCGGGCTAGCTTCAGTGAACACCGCACCTGTAGTAAAATACCCTGATGTACCTACCACACAGTTAAGAGTTGGGTGGATTTTCGACAAGGTGTATGACCTCCGTGAGCAAGGTTTCCACGGGACAAGTGTTCTCGACAGCACTCAGGGGAAAATATCGGGGCTGTATTGCCGCAACACAGGACAGTACTACTTAGAGTTTGACACCTACCCCATATCCTCCCTGCACTTTCTCGGCTTTAGAATAGTAGGAGAGTCGTACTATAACGGGTCTGATGAGACAAGAGCCATGTTACGTAATGGCTTCTTAAACCTGTCCTCCGGTGAGATATCTTCTACCTACGATTCTAGCGTTGCCCAAATACTAGGGTTTCTGTTTGACTTTTCGGCAGCAACTCTAACCATATCCTCTGATGGGGTAACTATACACACGATTACTGGTATCGAAACGGGTAGAAGTTGGCAACCGTGGTACGAGTATGGTTTTTCAGGAGCAGGGCAAGTAGACATAAACGTGGGCCAGAAAGCTTTCTCCCACAACTCAACTGGTGCTACAGCATGGAGCGACTAGCTCTATAAGAAAATTGTGGCACAATACTTGCATAGAGGGTATACTTAAATTTTACACCCCCTTAATGCAAGGACGTGCCTGTGCGAAACGAAGATGATAAAATTACTATGACTGAGGCCGAGCTTAAGAGTGTTATTTCCGAAGCGGTTAAAGACACGCTGACTAACCTAGGCATACAGAGTGCGGACCCCATTGAGATGCAAAAGGATTTTGTACACCTAAGGGAATGGCGTGAAGCTACGGGGGCTGTTAAGAAGAAAGGACTAGTCACCGCGATAGGCTTCATAATCGTATCGACCTTAGGGCTAGCTCTCAAAGCTTTCTTAGGCGATGGATAGGTCAACCTTATACCACGCATCTAACCTTAAAACTGGGGACATCATCTTGTTCTCCGGTACTTGTTTTGTATCACGTATTGTTAGACTTTTTACACGAAGTAAATGGTCACACATAGGCATGATAGTCGTAGACCCTGAATACCCTTACCCTCTGATATACGAATCTTCTCACGGCGCTAACCTCGTAGCACTTGAACTAGGAAGAAAGACAGTTGGCGTGCAGTTGCTCCCCTTTGGCAACCGCCGGAGAACGTTTAAAGGAGATATGGCTCTAAGGCGTTTAGACTACAAGCTTGACGAGAAAGAACTGTACCGCTTGAATATATTTAAGCGGTTTATGAGGGGGACACCCTTCGAGAAGAACACCCTCCAGATGCTAGCCTCAGCCTTTTCCTTCAGGTTCCTGCCTAACAGCCAAGACCTAACCAGTGTGTTTTGCAGCGAGCTGACAGCGCAGTGCTACCAAGAGATGGGCTTACTGGGCCAAGACCAAGCCAGTAACACGTACTGCCCCGCCGACTTTTCTACTGACAGAGAGATGGTTCTAGTGAAAGGTAAGCTCGGCCCACAGATAATAATTAAAGAGTACCGCAGATAGCAAAAAGCCGCAAAAAAAAGTGCGGCTTTCATACTACTAATTTAACTCAACATTCGGTCAAAATTAGAATTTTGCTTAACAGCGGTGTTGGCGATTAAAGCTACCCGAGTGTCGAGGTTCATGGGTCGGATAGGAACAGGCGTAGCAGTGTCAAGCACTACTACATAATCGGCCGCTGCAACGAAGCTGTCAGGCTTAACTATCGTACTTTCGTCTCGGTTATACTCCGTAATCAACATGGGTGTTGACAGGGTATACTCCTGAACGTCAATTGGTGCCGCGTAAGCGGAAACCGATAGTATCAACCCACATATCGTGGAAGCGAGTATACGTCTAAAAGAGCGCATATATTTTCCTTATGTAGTGGTTAAAAGTTAAAAGCTGTAACGCGCGTTTTACACCTGAGCGTCATTGGTGAGTCCTGAAGTATACACGGTTACACTAAGGCGTCAACCCTTTATTTTGCACCGCCCAAACCTATAAGGGTGTTCAAGTCTGCTACCATTACCGTGGGTAGGCTAGGTTTCGCCTCCTCGATGTCTGGTGAAAGAAGGTCTTTGGCTTCAGGCCATTCCGCCAACAATTTTTCAACTGTAGTAAACTGGTCTAGGCTAGCCCGCACTACGGCGCGTACGTTCTCTTCCCGCTCATCAATGTCCTTACTTGCGTTTTCTATAGCCAAGAACTCCTTCGTAAACCTGTGCTCAGCGTCATACGTGACATTTTCGCAAAGGGGCGTCGGAGTTTTATGTACGTTCTCCTCCTGTGGCGAATCCCATTCACTGGCGTGGCCGTTGTACTGTAGCGTAACGCGCATACCCCCTAAGTTAATATGGTACAGCTCGTAGTTTGAACGCATGGCGACGCGGGTGGGTACTGCGACGTTGCACAGCAGCCCTTTGTTTTCTTCCAAGAGGGTGTTTACTCTTGCCACTACGGTCCCCATATGGGCTATGTTCTGCACCCCGCCGAGGGCGTCGACCCGTATTGCCTCCGCGAGAGCTGCCCGACGAGTTCTTAGTTCCACGTAATCTTGGTTTATGCCCGCGATGTCTGCAGCTTTTGCAACCGCGTTGTTTCTAATTCTAGCGTTTAATCGTGTCATTCTGGTGTCCCTTTTCGGTGTTGGGTAAATGTTGCTCACGTTGGGCCTGCTTCAGCTCCTCGTACTCAGTCATATAGCTAATCCTTTTGGTAAACTTCGTGTTCCCAACCTGCGGCCTTGATTGGCCACCACGGGCACCACGCTGGGTTCTCAGCCATAATGGCGCACATCTCATCGATTGAGCCACGCCCGTAAGGCACTTCGCTGATACCCTCATCGTGGGTGTGCATCGCTACAGGGTAGCCGTAGCTTTCTAACCTAACCAACGCTTCGGCCTGAATGTCCGCGCCAACAGCTTGGCAGATGTTCTCGAATAATCGACCGCCGTAGGTTTGCAAGATGTGCCACCCTACTGCACCTTTTTGGGTGTTACTGTTCCAACCTTCGAACATTATCTCGTAGCAAGGGCCGCGCTTAAGCTTATCGTCACCGTCGACTAGGCGAGGGCGATGGTAGGTTAGGAAGCGTCCTGAAGGCAAGCGGCAATACAGTATGTCTTCTAGAACATGGTATGTGATGTCGATGTAGGTGTAATGGCACCCAGGGTTCAATATGGCCATGATTGCCATGCCTTCGAGGCCATGTAGCTCTGGCTTAGCGTTCCAAGGCTTAGGGCCTATCTGGCGGAACTGCCCTCCCCACATTTCGACTATCTCAGGGCTAGCTGCGCGCCATGCGATTATTTGCTGCTTAATCTCCTCGTCGGTGCCCTCTGCCCCGAAAGCCTTGTAGGCTCCTATCCAACCGCCGTACCCTGAGTTGTGGACCAGCAAATGTCCTGAGTCAGTTTTAATCGTGAACCTGTGTCGTGGCCCCGCATTTGCAATGTCGTAGACGTCGTTCAAGCTCGTCGATTCGCTTTTGCATCTCGACGATAGTGCGTTTGTTGAGATTGTTCTTGCGTTTGGTAATAAAGCGGATATTGCCCGGCTCATAACCCCTTTCGTTATTGATTCTATCCATTTCCAACTCGGGAACATCCCACCCTTCGAGGTCCCTGGCGTGGAGCAGGAAATATCTCGCCCCTTCTTCTCCCCGCCAAGCGTCGAACACTTTGATGCCCCTGCCGCCGTAGTTGGCGTACTGCTTGCAGTTAGGACTGTGGCACCTTGTGATAGCTGCGCGTAGTCTGTTGACGAGCCTTCTGCGGTGCTCGATGTCGGGCATAACGTCGGCGTACTTTGAGTAGAGTTTGACGTAAGTTTCAGCGCTTTTCTTACGACCGCACTTAGCGCATCTAGTAGCCTTCTTTTTATGGAGATTAGACAGGGACACGAAGTAGGGTTCCCCACCGCAGGAGCATCGCACTTTCGCACCCCTGTCTTTGCTCGTTCTTTCAGGGCACACGACGGTAAGTTCGCCGAACCTGTCGCCAGCGCAAGGCTCAGCGTACTTGGGTTTGAAGCGAGTTTGCTTGCCTCCACCCACGAACCGTTCAAGCTGACCGGATGGTCCGGGGTTACTCGCACACCGTCCAATTTTATCGTTTCTCTTTTTCCCTTCGGCACTACCCCGTCGCTCGTCACCCATTCTACACCATCCCATAAGAAGTCCCTGTAATTGACCTCCACCATTCGCACATACCCCCGCTTTGTCAAAACCTGAGTATCGTGGGTGAAGCAAGCTAGTTCTGCAACCTTACCTATTTTCTTGCGGTCTGAGTGGTCGAAGCCATTGTCTTTTTTATACTGCATATAGACGTCGAGAGGCGTACCTGTAATCGTACTGGCTGACATTTCATATATTTTTCCGTGAGTGCTGAAAACGTCAATTCGCCATTGGCACCGCGATAGACAGGCCGCTATTACTGCTTCGATTGCAGAGAAATCACAGCAAATAAAGCGGGTACCTTCCTTGGCTATGAAAAGCCCACGTAAACAGCCGCAGAGCAGTGTGGCGGGGTCGCCCCATACCTGTTCGATATAACTCAAACGGTTGTGTATTAAATCGTTCTTAGCGTCCATGACGGCTTCAACCGTCCAATCGTTCATCTTATGGTACATAGTGGAGCCGCACCTAGGGCAGCCCTCGCCTATAGGGTTGAAGTGTTTGTTACAGCCCTCACACTTCGCTGACTTAGGGCCTTTAGCCGTTATGTTCTGCAGCTGTACCCCCCCTGCAGACCATCGGCCTGTACGGTCGGCACCACAGTAAGAGTACTGGTCGCGAAGTCTACCGTCACTAGATATTCGTAGCAGCAACGTAGGTATCTTTTTGATATTGGCGCTCGCTAATATGCTGCGAATCTCTAACGCCCTATAAGCGCTTGGGTCCCGCTGCAACCTGCGTTCGTAGTGCCCTGCGTCAAGGTCGTGCATATCTTCGGTAGTTACGCGCCCGTTAGCGGCCCATTGCTTAGCTACCTCCCACCCTTTGAGAACCTCATCGACAGTATCGGCCGTCATGTCCACCATGTAAATGTCTCTTGTCTCCAACCACTTGCCTAGCGCCGCCACCTTAGAGGCGCTGTCTACTGCGCCCCCGGTTATATGCTTAAGCTCAGCCACATATTGGACGAACATCTCGTCCATAATTCTCTGCATTGCGTCGAGAGCCACTGTGTCAACTCTAACGCCCCGTGCGTTGATTGTTTGGTCGGTAAGCCATGTCTGCCTCTCGTAAGGCGTTAAGTCGGGTATAAGTGCAGCTGCGTTGTCCTCAGCACGCACGTCGTCCGCGCAGTAACTGTAAAACTTGACGTAGTCATCCCATGCGTTACTGAAATCCCAATACGGTAGGGGCCTATTCTTTGTTGCTGAAATGGGTCGGGTTAGTTTGTTAATTAAACGGGTACCCTCTTTATCCTTAGGAGCGGTGCCTAGTACCTTAGCTGCGTTAGCTAGGCCGCCAGGCATGCTGTGACGTCGAGACTTGGCCATGGCACAATAACACTGGTTAAGCTGCAAAGGTGGCCAGCCGAACTGGCGAACGCAAACCAT